CAGACACTGGTTGATCAGCTCAGCCCGCGTTTTGGACATCGGCCGCCTCTTCCGCCGCCTTCAGCGCAACTTCCATGCGGCCACGTACTTCCGTTCGCGTCAGAGCTGATCAACCAGTGCCTGACGGACCTTGGCGTCATTGCCGCGGGCCAGTCGATCGACGCTGACCTCGTGCTGAAGATGGACGGGTTCATTGATCCTGCCGTCGCGCTGCTCGCTCGGCTTGAAATCTACTATGTGCAGGACGCCGGGAGCATTGGCCCGACAGACGGCGCGATCGAGGATGAGGCATTCCTGCCGCTCGCAAGCTGGATCGCCAATCAAGCCTGCTCTGGCTTCAACCTGCCGGCCGACACGAAGATGCAGGCGCTTGCCATGATAGCGGAGGGCAACCTTCGCACGCTAGCGGCGCCGGCGCGCACGCTGCGGACGCTCCGGGTTGATCCCGCTTTGACCACCCCGCGGCGCGGAATCTATCGGGGCGGCTTCTGGTGAAGCGACCGATCCCGTTTCCGGTTCAGACCGCTCCGGGCGCGAAGTCGCAGGAGTCAGGCGGCCGGATCGTCAATGGCTATGTGGAAGAGCTCGGCGACCAGGCGCCGAACAAGACCGTCATTCGGCGCGGGCCTGGGCTGGTGAATTTTGGTACGGCTGCGGGCCGGACTGGCTTCCGCGGCGCGATCGTCGTCAACGGCGTGCTCTATGCCGGCTACAGCGGCAAGCTCGAGAAGTGGACCAGCGCCGGCGGGGCCTCGGTCAATGTGGGCAACCTGAACGGCACGAAACGAGGCTTCTTCGCCGCCAACAACAACACGACGCCGGATAAGGTGTTCGTCGATCCTGACGGTAATATCGCGACGTTTACGCCGAGCACGGTCACGAACTCCTATCCCGACGCGGATCTGCCCTCGGTCAACTCGGTGGACTTCCTCGACGGGTATCTCGTCTTCACGACCGGCGACGGCAGGGCCTTTGCCACAGATCTGAATACGACGGCGGTTAATGCACTGTCGTTCGGTAAGGCAGAGGCAAAGCCTGACGGTTTGGTTCGGGTGGTGTCCTGGGGCGGTCGGCTTCTGTTCCTGGGGAATATCTCCACGGAAGTCTGGACGGACGCCGGCACAGTGCCGTTCCCGTTCGCACGCTCGACGGTCATTCCGCGTGGGCTCGCCGGGCCTTATTGCATCTCTGGTTACGAGGACGGTTTCAGCCGCGGGCCGATCTGGGTTGCGGACGACGACACGGTGATCAAGCTCGACGGCTATTCTCCGGTTAAGGTCTCGACGCCGGATATGGATCGCCGCATCGCTGCGGTTGCGGACAAGACGACGCTTGAAGCGACTTGCTACATGTCGGACGGGCATGCGTTCTTTCAGTTGGCATGCCCTGCCTGGACGTGGGTGCTCGACGTCTCGACCAGCCAATGGTCGGAAGCCGATAGCTACCTCGCGACCCGTTCACGGCGCGCCGGTGCAATCAATGCTTTCAGCAAGTGGCTGACGGGCGACACGCTGACCGGAAACATGCAGCAGATCACCTCTGCCGCGAATGATGAGATCGGGAGCCCGCTTCGCCTGCGCATCGAAAGCGGCCCTGTGATGGATTTCCCCGGAGGCTCGACGGTCGGACGCGCGGATTTCTACTTTACGACAGGTGTCGGCATCGCCAGCGGTCACGATCCGGATCAGACAGATCCAGATGTCGAGATTTCGTGGTCGGACGACGGTGGCCAATCATGGTCAAATCCGATCCTGCGCAAGCTTGGTCGTCAGTCCGAGCCGAAACAATTGATTTCTCTCGTGGCCTGCACGGGCCGCTCAACATGGCAGGGGCGACGCTGGCGGCTTGATGTATCCAGCGGCGTCTATGCCAGTTTCATGTTTGCAACCATGTCAGACGATCCGAGGGCTATCTGATGGCAAAATTCCGCGTGCTGCCCCCCGATATCCCAATGATCGATCCTGCGACGGGCAAATGGACTTCGGACGGTTACGACGTAATGAAGGGTCTTGAGCGGATATTTGACCAGTTGAAGACCACTGATCTTGTTGATGTTTCCACGACAGCTCCGACAAACACGCAAGTCTTGATCTGGAATAACACCACGAAACTTTGGACTCCTGGAGCCAATTGATGGGCAATATCTTCACCGATCTGTTCTCCAGCAAGCCAGCCGAAGAGGCAGCGAAGGCGAAGGCGGAAGGTTTTGCCAACGCAAAGACCGATGCGAATGCTGCGCTCGACACCGGTTTGGCGCAGGCCACGCCACTTTACGATCAGGCTTATACCGATTTCAGCACGCTCGGCGCGAAGTTCGGCAAGGGACAGGACGCCTATAACGACGCGACCGGTGTCAACGGCGCAGAAGGTCTAGCGCGGGCCAAATCAACGTTTACGTCTCTGCCCGGCTATCAAGAGGGCATCGATATGTCACTCGACCAGAACGACCGGCGCGCCGCGGCGCGTGGAATTCTGGCAAGCGGCAACACGATCGCCGACACCACGAAGCTCGCCACAGACTACGCGAGCCAGCATTACAACGATTATCTCAGCGCGCTCGCGCCGAACCTGGCCGGAGCGACCAGTGCGACGGCGGGGGGCGCCGGTGTTCGCACAACGCAGGCTGGCGCCGACCTTGGCGTCGCGGGGCAGCGCGCGGGCTTCGACTACAACGCGGCTACAGGCACCGGACAAGCCAATGCTGACGCTGCGCTGGCGCCTTATGGAGCTTCGCAAAACTTCTGGGGTGCGCTGATGGGCGGCGCTCAGATGGCGCTAAAGGCTTCTGGCATGGGCGGCTTTGGTGGGAAATAACTAATGGCGAACGGGTTTCAAGGGCCGCCGGCTGTTGATTTCTATTCGATGCTGTCCGGCTTGGGCGATACTATCAAGGCGCAGCAGGTGACGAATGCGCGGAAAGAGGCGTTCTCGACGTTTACTGCTCTCGACCCGAATTCCCCAGACTATGGCAAGCAGGCCATTGGTGTTGCGCAGCGGCTTGGCGCCGCAGGTGATCAGGACGGCGCGCTGAAGTTCCTGACACTGGCGCAGACTGCGGCTGATCGTGCCCATACGTATCAGCGAGAGGGCGTAACGGATCAGCACTGGAACCAGTCTTTCGAGTTGCAGAAGCGAGCCGCAGACAGAGCCGACGATCCGACGCCAACGGGATTCGTTCGGAATGGAGATAAAGCTGTTCCGCTCGTCGGCGGCCCGGCTGATCCGGCCTATTTGGGCGCGGTCGCAAAAGCCAGAGCGGAAGCCGAGGCTCAGGTTGGCGGCGGCAAACCAATCGAGTTTCAGACGCTTGGCGGCTCTAAATTCTTGGTCAAGCAGCCCGGCGGCGGATACACGGTCGTAGACCCTAATGCGATCGCGCAGCCAGGCGCACCTGTGCCGTCAACTTCAAGGGTCGTGGGAGATGCTGAGGGCGTTGCGAGCGGTCTATATGACCCGCCAAGGGCGCCGGGCCAACGTCCTCCGGTTCAGGTCGCAGACGCTCAGCCTGCGAACTTCGCCGCGAGATTCCAGGGCCAGCCCGCTCAGTCTCAAGCTCCTCAGCCCCCTCAGCCGGTAGACATTACCGCGGTCGATCCTCAAACCGGACGACGTGAAAACTGGTTGAAATCTCAGCCGGCAGATGTGCAGGCATACATTAAGAAAATCGCCGACTACGAGATTGACCCGCGCACTACTTCGATCAAGGGGGGGCATCGGGAGCAGGTTCTGTCTGCCGTTGCTCAGTACGATCCGACCTATGACCAGAACAGCTTCGGCTCTCGTGCCAAGGCTATTCGCGATTTTGCTACCGGGCCGCAGGGCAACATCGTCCGTTCGTTTGACGTTGCCATTGACCATCTCGATACATTGCAGCGTGCTGCCGACGCGCTCAAAAATGGCAATTATCGTATCCTAAACGATCTTAGGAACAAGTGGCGAGAACAAACGGGCTCAGAGTTGCCTACGGACTTTAAGGCGCTCGTTCCCATTGTATCAGGCGAAATTGCAAAGGCGGTTGTTGGTTCGCAAAACGCTCTAGCTGATCGTGAAGAATTGCGGGCCGGCCTCAAGACATCGGCGTCTCCCGAACAGCTCTCTGGTGTTATCACCGGCTATAAGGCGCTTATGGCGGGTCAGCTCAAGGGCCTTCGCAAGCAGTATGAAGAAACAACCGGCAAGAAAAACTTTGACAGCCGAGTCCGCGAGAGCACACGCAAGGCGATTTTGAGCGACGAGCCAGGTTCAGCCTCAAAACAGCCGGTCGTCATCAACGGCTATACGATCAAAGAGAACTGATGCCCTCATTCACGATCGACGCGCCGAACGGCAAGTCATACACGGTTGAAGGCGATAACGCGCAGGGCGCGCTTGCGGCGCTGCAACAGCATTTGGGGGATAATGCTCGCCCCTCGATCACCGATGCGGTGACGGATATTCCTTCCGAGATCGCAAATGCGGCCTCCGAGGGCTGGCAGAACATCAAGGGGCTCGCATCACGGGGTGAAAAGACCGGCGTTGTCGAAGGGCTCATGACGTTGCCCAAGGCGGTCATGGGCGCTGGTCAGGTTTTGATGTCCCCCGTCACTGGAACGGCGCGTTCTGTTGGTGGTCACCTGATGGCCGCAGGCGAGCGCCTCGTTGGTGAGAATATCGTCAATCCGATTGTTGAGAGTCTTGGCGGGCAGGCGCAGCATCCAGACCCTCAGAAGATGTACGAAGCCGCCAAGGGCGACGTTGATCTGGCGATGTCGGGGCTGGGGTCGCGTGGCGCTCCTGTAGGGCCTCCCAACGCACGTTTATACGTGGGTAAAACCCCCGAAGTGGTACAGGCCGGCGAACGCCTAGCAGATACGACCGGGGCACCAATCAATGTTCCAAACGCTATTGCCAGCGACAATATCGCCGTGCAGCGGGTGGGGCAGGGCATCCGTAACATTCCTATTGTGGGCGATGCCATCCCGCAGGCAACTCAGGGCCTTGTCGAAGACCTTGGCGGCGCGGTTAAGAACGTAGCGGATCAATATGGCTCGGGCAGCGGCCCGAATGTCGCCGGTCGCATTGGGCGCACCATTGGGACAAGCGCAGAGCGGGAGGCCCAGGCAGCTCGTGCTGCGGCCGATAGCAGCGATGCTGCGGTTCTGGCCGACTGGGAGCGGGCGCATACCAGTGCTCGCGACGCGATCGGGGCGGCCGAAACGAACGCGGCAGACACCGCGAGGCGCGCTGTTGGCGATATGTCGCCGCAGGATATGGGGCAGACCCTCATCGCCCGGCTGCGGCAGGGCGAGCGTGAGGCGCACGCGACCAAGGAGCGGCTATATGGCGTCGCCGCCAACACTGACGGCGCAATCGATGCCAATGCTGTCAGAGGCATTAGGGGCGATGTAACGCGGTCCCTTGACGAACAGGGGCTTGTCGTCGATCCGACGCTGACGCCGGCAGCCTCTCGGATGGTGACGGAACTCGATAATATCTCGTCCCTCCGCATTCCTAATCGGGTGGCGCCGACTGCGAATCCTGATGAGGTTGCCGCCGTCAATATGCAGGGTCTTGAACAGACCCGGAAGCGGTTGAACGCCCTCCGTGCTGCCGCATCGAATAACGCTGACCAGCGCGCGGCCCGGCATATCATCAATGCCTATGACGACTGGATCGGAAACGCTTTCGATAGGGCGCTGTTTTCCGGCAGTGACGAAGCCCTCCAGGCTTATCGGGCGGCTCGCGCAGCGAATACGGAGTGGCGGCAACGGTTCGGCTTCAATGAGCGGGATGACGCCGACCGCATCATTAACCGGATCGTCACGGGCGAGGTGACGCCACAGGAAGTCTCCAACTACATCGTGGGGGCGTCCAAGGTGGGCGCCAAGGGCGTTTCTTCTCGCCTGCTCACGAGGTTGGCCGAGGCTACGGGCGGCGATCCAGAGGCTTTGCAGGCGATCCGTGGGGGTGTCTGGAATAGGCTGTCGCAGGCCACGGAAGGGACGACGGCCAAGCCACCTGCAAAGATCATCAACGACATCCACGAATTCTTGGGCGGCTCCGGCCGGGACGTCGCCAACCGCCTGTTTACACCAGCGCAACAGGGCGTCATGCGGGCCTATGCCGATACCCTGCGCCGGGGAGGTCAGGCTCGTGAAACCCTCGAAGAGGCCGCCAAGAATAGCAAGCCGAGTGCGTCCCCTGTCCGTGTTGGCCCGATGCAAGAACTTGCCGATGCCGTGCTCGGGAAGGGCGGCAAGACGGATGAGGCGCTGTTTAACGCGATCGACTCTTACGCCAAGGCAGGCGGCCGGGCCGACGTGCAGACCCTCGCCGATATCGTCAGGAACATCCCGGTAAAGGATCGCGGGGATCTAGCTGGCTCCATCATTCGAAATCTCGGCGTGTCGCCGAGGACGGGTCAGTTCTCGCCGGATGTTTTCGCATCGCAGTGGAAATCATATACGCCCCAGGCGAAGGCGATCTTGTTCGGCAACGCCGGTCCGCAGCGTCAGGCGATCGACGACATCATGACGATCTCGGAGCGGCTTAAGCAGGTTGGCCAGAGGTTTGGCAATCCCTCTGGGACGGCCCAGAACGTCAACCTACTTGCTCTTGCAACAGGTTTTATTGCTGCTCCGCTTGCAACGCTATCCGCCGCGGTCGGTGGAGCAGTAGCGGCCAAGATACTTGCTGCTCCTGCAACTGCGTCTAGCGCGGCCAAATGGGCAAGGACATATGCCGCTCTAACCACCCGTCCTTCCGCGCAGACGATCGCGGCCTATCAGGTGGCCTCACGAAACTTGGCGAACACGGCTCAACTTGGTTCTAACGCCTCAGTGATCGACTTCATGAAGGCTTTGCAGGCGCCCTCCATGAGTGCCGCACAGGATCAGCAGCAAGTTCCACGGCCACCAGGCCAGTAGAAACACCACCACGCAATAAATCAACAGCACAGGATTTCTGATGCTCAAACGCCTCTTGCTCCTCGCTGGGCTGCTTTCGCTCGCGTCGCCGGCCTTTGCTGCCGGGACGATCGCCTTCAGCCTGTCGCAGCAATTCGACAGCCTCGGGAAGCCGCTGGCGAACTGCTTCTTTTACACCCTTAAGGCGGGCGAGACCAGCACGCCCCAGAGTGCCTTTCAGGACTCCGCGCTGACGCTGGCGCTGCCCAATCCGATGCGCTGCGATGCATCAGGGCGCCTTCCTCAGTTCTTCCTCGCAGACGGCCTGATCAAGGTCCGGATCACCGATAAAAACGGTGTTTCGCAAGCCTATCCGAATGGCGCGAGCGGAATTGACAATATCCAGGTCATTGGCCCGTCGGGTGGCGGCGGCGGTGGCGGCACGGTCGATCCCACGACGATCCTCGCAACAGGCGATTTCAAGCTCGTATATAATACCGGAGTCGTGACCGGGTTCGTCCGCTGCAACGGCAGAACGATCGGATCAGCGACTTCAGGCGCGACCGAACGCGCGAACGCAGATACCTCGTCACTGTTCGCATTCCTCTGGGGGGCTGATGCAAACCTTGCGGTGAGCGGTGGGCGCGGAGCAAGCGCTGCGGCTGACTATGCGGCAAACAAGACCTTGACTTTGCCGGATTGCCGAAATCGCGTTCTCGCTGGCCTCGGGGATATGGGCAATGTCGACGCCTTTCGTCTTACGCCGACCTACTTCGGGGGAGGGGGCACTACTCTAGGTGCGGTTGGCGGCAGCGAAAGCAAAACGCTTTTGACCGCAAACCTTCCTCCATATACGCCGTCCGGTTCGGTTGGTTCCGTGTCGGTTTTATCCACGATCCAATACACGTTCTTTGTCGGCACTGCCAATGTGCAGGCTGGTGGAAACCCAATTCCAATTCCAAATTCAGGCAACAGCACGGTTGTCTCAACTGGTTCTGGCGCATTTACCGGCGCGGCACAGGGGGGGACGAGCACGCCGTTTGCGGTCGTGCAGCCGACAATTCTTGTTACGACCTATATCAAGTTGTAGCCGCCATGTTCACAGGACAGTTGGCGGACATCTCAAACCGCGCCACTTGGCTGAGCGATACGGTCGAGCTTGTGGATGACGAAGACGGCAGCACCATTGATCTCGCAAGCACTGATTATACCGTCGCGATCTCCGTCTACATCAAAGACCAGGACGGATGTCGTCGCCTAACTGGCAGCCTCGATGATGGAAGGGTCGTCATCGACGGCCCCGGCTTCCATTGGCAATTCGAAGACACGGACCTACGCCAGTTCTGCGCCGGCACCTACAAGTGCGGCGTCAAGGTCACAATCAACGGATTTATCACAGACCTGATAATCGGGACTGTCGCGATTGTTGAGGGCAATTGATGTCTAACAAGCTGAAACTCAAGGTCCGGACCAAGATTCCGGCTGCCCTGCTCTCTGGCATTGGTACTGCCGTTACCAAGAATGGCCTTACATACAAGATCGACCTCGACTATTCGCAACTCCAAGAGGTCGGCGCCTCATTCGACCCAAATTTCGTTGAGGTAGCAATCTGGAATCCTCAAACGGAGGTGTGGGGCCGGGTCTCTCTCACTGATTTCATCAACGGATCTATAGCTCCTGCGTCCTTCGACAGTATTGCACCAACAACGACCTCGGGCGATCTGATTTTCCGAGGCAACTCCACGAACCAGAGATTACCAGCCGGGGCCGCTGGTTATTTGCTTCAGACAAATGGGGCTGGGGCCGATCCATCGTGGTCCGGCTTCTCGCAAAGCGGGACTGGTGCCGTCACCCGGACTTGGCAGAACAAGGTGCGGGAGATCGTCAGCGTCAAGGACTTCGGCGCTGTCGGCAACGGGGTTGCAAACGACACCGCGGCCATTCAGGCCGCTGAGACTTACC